TTAATGTATTGGGACAGTATACATACGAAGCTAATCAAGACCTTTATGACCTTAATGCTAATGCTAATAACTTTAACGGTGAATTAGCGTACGAGGTATCTGACGATGGTATTAGTCCTGCAATTGATCTTTCTTTTAATTTTACTTTTTATGGCTCTACATTTACACAAGCAAGAATGGCAACAAATGGATGTCTGCATTTTGGTAATAGTGGTAGCTATTGTAATGACTATACTCCTGACCCTATTAACGGACAACACACTTACACCATATACGCTTTTTGGACTGATCTCATAAGAGATAACAACTCTCGCATGAAGTCTTGGGGTGACTCAAGTAAAATGATTTTCGGTTGGTACAATTTACGAGAGTACAATAGAAGTAATACAGACAATAGTCTTGAGATAATACTTTGGAACAACAACTCTTTCGACATACGCTATGGAGCATTAAATATCATTAATCATGATGTTCTTATAGGCGAAGTAGGAGCGAATAAAACTAATTCTTACACATATTATTATCATGATGAATGTAATACAGGTACAACTAACGGTTCTATTTGTGTAAATACTAATTGGAATAATATAACGATGAATACAACATTAGAGAACGGTGGATCTTTATATGGTTCAGGTAGTGGTAATGGTGTTGATTGTAGCAACCCTCTTAACGATAGCAGTTGTTCAGGTTATGCAGATGCATACTTGACACAACAATGTAATATCACACAGCTACATAGTGAATCATGTCCTAACTATTGGGAGGCTTATGATGATCAACAATGTGCTGATGATCCACAATATGCACCTTTTTGTCAAGGCTATAGGCAAGAAGAATCAGTAGCTTTCTTTGATGACGATAATGTTGACTATGGTTTTATAGATGAGCAAGAACAATTTGCCACAGGTATATTCACTGATGATCAGCAACAGCATCCCGACAACTTAGGTTTTGAGGATCCAGTAGAAAGTATAGAGATATATGAAGAAGAAATGTTTCCACCTTTTGAGGAGTTTGGAGATAACCCTAACGATTATTTTGAAGATCCATTTATAGAAGAGTTTATTGTTTTTTATGATCCTGATCCTCTACCTTTTATAGATGATTTTATGCCACGCCACGATGAACCTTTCCATCAAGACGAAGTATTAATAGATGAGTTTATATTCCAAGAAACATTTTTAGTAGAAGATTATAGTGAACCAGAAACATTTATTGAATTTAATAGTGTAAAAGAACTAGAAGAATGGTTTGAAGAAGAAACAAGAGAACATAGTGAAGAAAGAGAAGAACTTGCAGATTTAGATGAACCTGAGGAAGAGTTTATAGAAGAAATATTTGAAGAGGAAGCTGTAGAAGAAGTATTCGAAGCTATAGAAGAAAGATTAGCAGAAGCTGAGGTAGAGGAAGAAAGAATCGAAAGAGAAGAAGTCGTAGAGGAGTTTGAAGAAGTTTTTGAGGAAGAGTTTCAAACTGCGGAAAGAGAAGAAGCTACAGGTAAAAGTTCTATCAGTAGGGATATAGCTTTACGAGTTGTTTCTTCTACGATAGCTACAGCTACACAGAGCGTAAGTGGTACGAACGCAGGCAATAGTGTACATTCCAATGGGACAAGCACTGCATCTGGTAACAGTGTTAATATGAGTTCTACGGGAGCTTCTTCAGGTAACGCAGGAATAAGCACCACCAGTTCTCCGAGTATGTCTGATCAGTTTGCTTCAGCTACAGTACAAACAAACCAAGTTTTAGACATGAGTTCTATGTCAGTATCTGGTTCTACAATTACAAGTTCTGTAGAAACAACAGATGTAAACACTTCCGTTGTTTCTGTCACAACATCAGCTACAGTACAAGATCAGATAGATACTTCAATAAATTCTATGGATACCTCATCAGACACAGATTCCACAGTAGAGGATCTAATAGCACAGAATTTACAAACAGCACAAGAAGAAGCAGAAGCTCAACAAGAAGAAACAGGTGAGTATGGTTCGGAAGACACTGTTATAGCATATATGGGGTTTGTACCAGGATTTAACAGTTATCAAAAAGTTGTTATGTTGGATCAATCACAATGGTATGAGTCAAGAACTATCTATACGGACACTCTTGCAGATAACACAGAAGCGTTTTATGGGTTAGCAAGTAGTAATATTACTAAAATGAGTAATATAATAGAGCAACAACCAAATTTATGAATATATACTTGACTGAAATGTACATAGATAAAAAAGTGTATGCTGGTCCGAATATTGTAGCTGAAGACATAATTGAAGCCACTATTAAGGCACACAACATACAAAAAGATTTAGTTGTTATAGGTGTACTTAAAGAAGTTATAGATATTGACGATATTTTTGACAATGAAACAGAAAATATCGTTTTACATTAGGAGAATAATATGGACTGGTTACAGAATAAAACAACACAAATAATTGCGTTAGTTGGTATAGTATCAACACTAGCAGGGTTTGGTTACACAGGTGCTACTTATGTTAATCGCATAACTAACCTAGAAGCTAAAATAGGTGGCATAGGAGATACTGAGTCAGCTCAGCAAGTAATAGAAGAACGCTTTGCTGCTATAGAAACATCTGTACAGTTCTTGGAAAAAAGTATTGACAATATAGATGTTCCTGATGTTACAGAAATTAAAACTGACATAGCTACAATTAAAGCCGATTTAGAAAGTCTCGATAGCAACTTAACTAAATTAGAAAATAAAAACGACAACCCTTTAAACGGATGACTACTAAAAAAGCAACAGCAAACGATGTCGCAAACGACTTAGCTAAACACGAGATACAGTGTGCAGAAAGATGGAAAACTGCATTTAATGAGTTTTCAGACATAAAACAAGAAATTACAAACATTAACTCAACGATCAAGACAGCAACTTTTAGTGTATTCGGTTTTATAGGAGCAGTGTTAATTGCTGTGTTGACTAGCGTTGTTTTGTAATGAGCAAAATTTTAATAGGTGTTATACTTGTGTTATCGTTAGTCACTTATTATTTCTATAGTCAAAACCAGATCTTAGTTGCAAACAATTCACAGTTAGAAAACGCAGTAGCTACACAAGAAGAAGCAATAAAGTCTATTCAAGCAGACTTTGAGTTGCAAACACAACAACTACAAGAACTTAGTGTAAAAAGTCAAAAAGCACAAAGAGAGTTAAACAGATACACACAGTTTATACAAAATTATGAGTTAGCATCTAAAATACTTGCTGACCCAGTTGAAATGGAAAGGAAAATAAATAATGGTACAAAACATATCATGGAAAACATCGAGCAAATCAGTAGCACTATTGATGGTCTTGATAGTGGCTTGCAGTTGCAGCCTACTTCCAACTAAACAGATACAAGTAACTGCCAAACCTTTAGAGAAAAAGATTGTGCAACCAATCATGCCTAGAGAGATAGATCTTAAGGAATTACAGTGGATAGCTGTCACACCCGATAACTGGGAAGATCAATTGGCAAGAATAGAGCAACAAGAGGGTGAGTTGGTGTTCTTGGCTATGACTATACCTGATTACGAAGTCATGGCTTATAATATGCAAGAAATTAAACGCTATATTGTTGAATTGAAAGATGTAGTAGTATACTATAGGAAAGTAACAACTTCTGAGGAAACTGAATGAATATATCAAAAGAAGGCATAGCTTTAATTAAAAAATTTGAAGGTTGTGAACTCACAGCATACCAAGATGCTGTTGATGTGTGGACAATCGGTTATGGACACACAAAAGGTGTTAAAAAAGGTGACACTATAACTAAAGAAGAAGCTGATTCTATGCTAATGCATGAGCTGTTAGAGTATTGTAGTCATGTAGAAAATGCAGTAGAAGTACCTTTAAAACAATGTATGTACGATGCGTTAGTGTCTTGGACATACAATCTTGGTCCAACAAACTTAAAATCAAGCACAATGCTTAAATTTTTAAACGCAGAAAACTATGAAGAAATCCCTACACAAATAAAACGCTGGAACAAAGCAGGTGGAAAAGTTTTAGAAGGATTAAAAAGAAGAAGAGAAGCAGAAGCTTTGTTGTTTGAAGGTAAAGACTGGACAGGAGTGTAGTATGCCATTAAGTAAGTTTGTATTTAAACCTGGAATAATGAGGGAAGGTACAGACTATGATAACGAAGGTGGGTGGTTTGATGCTAACTTAGTTAGATTCAAAGCAGGTCGACCACAAAAAATAGGTGGGTGGCAAAAAGATAATCTTAATACTTTCTTAGGTACATGTAGAGCTCTACACGGTTGGCTTACATTAGCAGGTACAAAACTTTTAGGGTTAGGCACAAACAAAAAATACTATATTGAAGAAGGGACAACATTTGCTGATATCACACCTGTACGCTCAACAACAGGTGCAGGTGATGTAACTTTTGCTAAAGTAGGTAATGGGGATGCTACACTTACGGTTAGTGACACAGCACATGGAGCAGTAGTTGGTGATTTTGTTACCTATAGTGGTGCAGCTAGTTTAGGTGGAAATATTGTCGCTGCTGTATTAAACCAAGAATACGAAATAGCAACTATTGTTAATGCTAATTCATACACAATCGAAGCTAAAGACACAAGTGGGGACACAGTTTTGGCAGCAGCAGGGGATAGTGGTAATGGTGGCAGCAGTACAGTAGGAGCGTATCAAGTCACTACAGGTTTAGATATTTATGTGCAATCAACAGGTTGGGGTGTAGGTCTCTGGGGAGACAGTACATGGGGAAGTACAACTGCTTTAACTTTAGGTAACCAACTTAGACTTTGGTCACACGATAACTTTGGCGAAGACTTAATTATTAACCCAAGAGGTGGTGGAGTCTATTATTGGGATGCTACTAATGGAATAACAACAAGAGCTAATAACTTATCAACACAAAGTGGAGCAAACTTAGTACCAACAGTCGGTTTACAAGTTTTAGTTAGTGAAACGGACAGACATGTAATAGTTTTAGGATCAGATGCAATAGTAGGAAGTTCAAGAACAGGTACTGTAGATCCTATGCTTATAGCGTTTAGCGATCAAGAAAACCCTTTAGAGTTTGAACCTCTTACAACTAACACAGCAGGTAGTTTAAGACTTTCCGAAGGCAGTCAAATAATTGGTGGGTTGAAAGCTAGACAAGAAGTGTTAGTTTGGACAGATACAGCGTTGTACTCTATGCAATTTATTGGTCCACCTTACACATTTGGATTAAATTTAATCAACGATGGTAGTGGTCTTATAAGTCCTAAAGGTGCTATAAGTAGTTCTAGTGGAGTTTACTGGATGGGTTATGATAGTTTTTATGTATATAACGGAGCAGTACAAAAATTATCCTGTAGTGTTCTTAGCTATGTGTTTGATGATTTTAACACAGCTCAAGCTTTTAAAGTTTTTGCATACAACAACAGTGAGTTTAACGAAGTAGGTTGGTTTTACCCTTCAGCTAGTTCTGACGATATAGACCGTTATGTGGTTTACAACTATGCAGAACAGGTGTGGACTATAGGTCAACTCAATAGAACAGCATGGTTAGATTCTGGTGTAGAAAACTATCCTAGAGCAACTACAGGGAATTATTTATACGAACAAGAGTTTGGTTATGATAACGATGGTAATCCTATGACTAATGTGTTTATAGAAAGCAGTGATTTTGACATAGGTGACGGAGAAAGTTTTGCGTTTGTAAATAGAATTATTCCTGATATTAAGTTTTTAAGTAACAGTGATGCTGGTAAAGTTAACATAGTGTTAAAAACTAGAGATTTTCCAGGAGACACCCTAACTACAGCTAGTACAACCCAGATTGCTGCTAGCACTTCTAAAGCAGATGTGCGAGCTAGAGCAAGACAAGTAACATTACGACTAGAGTCTGATGATGACGCATCTAGTGCAGGTAATAACAATGTAGGTTGGCGTTTAGGTGCCACAAGAATGGATGTAAGATCTGACGGAAGACGATGAGTAAACTACTCCCTACTCGTTTACCCATTAGTTTTTCTCCCCAAGTAGAATCTGACACATACAATAGATTAGTTCGAGTATTAGAACTTAATTTAGGTCAGTTTAATCCAGACAACACACGACAGATAACAACTTCTGAAAGAAACACACTCTATTTTGATCCAGGAAGTTTGATTTGGAACACATCTATTGGTGTGTTACAAGTTTATACAGGAACTTATTGGATTGACATAGGTACACCCACGAATCCATTAGGTTATGAAGCTCAAGCACTACTTGGTCATGTTTCAGTAAAAACTAATGGAGATATTACAATTGAGTTAACACGATATGCCTAAACCATTTTATTACAACTGCACATTAGATAGAGTTATTGACGGAGATACGATTGATGTAAATATCGATCTCGGTTTTGACATAGTTCTTACTAAACAACGAGTACGATTAGCAGGTATAGATACACCAGAAAGCAGAACTAGAAACCTTGCCGAAAAAGCACTAGGACTAAAAGCAAAAGATAGACTTATAGAACTTTGTGGTAAAGAACTACAAGTACAGTCTCTGGGTAAAGGTAAGTATGGCAGGATATTAGGTATTCCGCATACTATAGATGGTGAAGATATCTGTGCTATGTTAATAACAGAAGGACACGCTGTGGAGTACTGGGGTGGTAAAAAGGTTAAAGTTTGGGGTTAAAGTCTAAAAACTAACTCCCCAGATCGTCACCAGGGAGTTTTTGATAATGAGTTAAGGGTAAACTACCCCTTGTTTTGAGTAGAAGTAGCTACGATTAGACCTTGTTTAATCATATACTTAACTAAACTAGGTTCTAACTTACCGTGTTTATCTATAACTCTATGTATTAGTTTATTATAGTGATCGCTAAAATAAGGTAATCTATTAAAACTGGCCTCGAGTTTTTTATAGGTTATAGGTCTATCCTTGTGTATAAAAATAATAGAGTAATCTAGAACACAAAGAACTCTGTTCATTTTAGTTTTAGGTTGATAGAAACCATCGCCAGCAGAAAGTCTTCGTTTACCTTCTGGACTAAGTTTAAGTAGACTTGTATTAAAGTCATAATTTTTATCTTCCTTAGCTTTAGTTAGCTTGATAGTTTTTCTACCTATCTGTTTGTGGAACTTAGAACTTTCCATATGCTCAAAATCTACATTTGCCTCTCGTAAACTTTGACTTAGTTCTTTATAACTAGGGTGTTCAGGATGAAACTTATGTAACAACACGCAGAACGCTGTTACGAACTCTTTACCGTGTGGTTCTATAGCTCGGTTAGTTCGTTCTTTATACTTCCTGTCGTCGGATATAGCATGGGCATATTCGTGTAAAACAACTGACCAACATAGTGCCCATTGTCTAGGTAGTTTTATTTCATGGCTAGTGACACGATTACCACAAGTTGCGTTTCTTCTTTCACCGTTTACAAATGTAGTGTAAACACGCATACCTTTATATATTTTGTTTAGACTATTTATAATAAACAAACATTGTTGTTCGTTAAGTTCATCTTTGCATTTACCACTCCAACTAGATTTGTTTTCCCAGTCGTAAACCTTTTGTCGTTGCCTATCTCTCATTTTCTTCTCCTGTAAGTACCGTTAGAGAAGGGGTTAAAGTTTTTAGGTTTACCATCCTCACCAAGTATATAGTCTCCTACAACAGCTAAACCTGCAGCTGTATGAAGTTTATATATTTTGTCATCTTTAATAAGATTACATATATCTCTAAGTTGTTCATGTAAACAGGAAGTTCCTGTTGATTGCCACTCATATTCAGATTTTAATACAAGCCAGTGTGAAACTGTACCTTCTCCAAAAACACCATAGTCTGAGTAACAGTTTTCCCAACTTACCATGTCGTTGCCGTCTTCGTCAATTAATCGTTTAGCGAAATGCTCAATACTTTTGTTCATAAGTTATTCTCCTTTCTTAATTACTTATACACCCATCATATACTCATTTACTTTAAAAGTAAAGGAGTTTATTAAATTAATTATTACTATTTCTTATTCCAGAATTTTTATATATGATTGTATGTATCAGTGTATAACTGCAGCTTCTCTGGTGGAGCAATTAACCTGCTTAATAATAACAGTACGCACAAGAGAGGTTTAATTTCGTAGTGGTTAGAGAACAAAGTCCAAGACAAGGTATAACAGGAGTTGCTGAATATTTAGCTGCTCAAGGACGCAACGGCGACACAAACCTAACACATACAACTACAGGCGAAACTATTATTCCTGAAGAGATTCTAGCCAAGAATCCTGGACTTAAGAAAGATCTACAACTAGCTTTTGAAAACGAAGATATTCCGATGGAACAATATGTTGTTGGTTCTGGTATTATGTCTGTTAACCCAGAAACAGGATTATATGAAGCAGGATGGTTAAAAAAGACATGGAAAAGCGTAAGAAAAACTGTTAAAAAAGCTGGTCCAATTATAGGAGCAACAGTAGGTTTTATGATAGGTGGACCAATGGGTGCATCAATCGGAGCTGGGGTAGGTACTAAAACTTCAGCAATGCCTAGAGAAAACATATTAAGGAACATGGCTCTAGCTTATGGCGGAAGTGCAGCACTACAAGGTGCAGGCATGGGTGGAGCAATAGAAGCAGCAAGAAATCAAGGGATAGGTGCATTTTTTAAAGCATCTAACTGGACACCAATGGCTGCTGGGCAAACAGGTATACAAGGATTTTTTCAAAATGTAGGTTCAGGGTTAGGTAGAAACTTTGGTTTTGGTGGAGAAATAGCATTAAGTAATAGTCAGATTACTGCTTTAGAAGCAGAAATGGCAGCTAGTGGTGTTGATTCTGTAACAGCTGCAATTAATTTAGGTATGGATCCTAAAATCGTTAGTCATTTAGGTAGCACTATGGGTGGGGGAACATATGGTCCAGGAGCACTTAGCTCTTTAGGTTCTTCGTACAGTGCACTTAACCCATTAGAACAATTTGCAGTACAGACAATAGGTGATGTTGCATTAGGTATACCTAATCAAACGCAAGGAGAAATGTCTGGTATGGGTAGTGCTCCTGCGTACATGACTCGTGGTTTAAGTGCTGGACCAAGTATCCCTAATCAACCAGTACAAGGTTCTAGTCCAACAGGCAGTAATACTGGAGTTCTTAGTTTACCTGGAGGATCTAGTTCTACCATGATTTCTTCAAATGCACCTGTTAGTCAGTATGCTTCTGCGTTAGATAGAATAAATATGGGTAATCAATTACTAGAGACTAGAGGAATCAATTCTAATATAACTAACGAAAGCCTCGGAGCTCCAGGACTTCTGTCTTTAAACACACCTTTCCCTACATTTGCACCACCAGTTTATGCACAGGCAGGTGGCTTTGGGCAAGATTTAGTAATGCAACAACAACCTCACAGTCACCCACAACTACATAGTCATGTATCTGGTCCACAAAAACTCGAAGGTGGTGGTCGTTTTATAGGTGACAATAGACAAATGTTTGCTGGTGGTGGTGTACATATGGGTGGTGGACAAGTTTCTGGTCCAGGTGGAGAAAAAGAAGATTTAATTAACGCAAAACTTTCTAACAACGAATTCGTGATGACAGCTGACGCAGTTAGAGGTGCAGGCAACGGTAGTATAGACAAAGGTGCAGATATGATGTACAAAATAATGAATAAATTTGAGAGCATGGCATAATGGCAGAAAATCAAACAACAACCAGTTACACTCTTCCCCCACAATACATACAAGATTTTCTTGCAGGAAATCAACAAGGTGTAGCTGGTTTATTTCCCCTACTTAACCAATCCCTACAGAATCAGTTTCAAACAATGGGAGACCCTGGAGCTACACCATACACATATGGTGGTGAGCGTATTGCTGGCTTTTCTCCTAGAGAACTAGAAGCATTTAAACTTTCCGATCAAGCTATCGGAAGTTATATGCCTTACTTAAACAGGCAACAAGATTTATATGAATCAGGTTTACAGTCAGGAATCAGTGGACTACAAGAAGCTGGTTCTAGATTAAGAGGATTAGAGAATTTACAAAACCAAGGTTTCGGCAGAGCTGAACAACTCTTTGGCTCAGGAACTGATGAAATAATGCGTGGTGCTGACAGAGCATCTGGTTTAGCTAATCTAGGAACACAAAGAAGTTTAGCTGGGTTAGGTGATGCAACTTCTACAGCTCGAGGTGCATACGGTTTATTAGGTAGTCAACTCGGTGGTTCTAACTTAACAGCTCGTGGTACTTTACAAGATGCAGCTAGAACTTCTTTAGGTGCAACGCGAGAGTTTGACCCGAGATCAGCTTCTAGGTTTATGAATCCTTTTGAAAATCAAGTAGTACAACAAACACTAAGTGATGTTCGTGAACAAGGTTCTATGGCAGATCAACGCAGAAGAGCTAACGAAGTAGCAAGTGGTGCGTTTGGTGGATCTAGATCTAGATTACAAGCCAGTGAATTAGCTGATGCACAAAGACAAGCAGAAATAGAAGCTGTTGGTCGTTTACGCATGGGTGGTTTTGGTAATGCACAACAACAAGCACAAAATGCTTTTGAACAACAACAAAGAAGACAAGCTGGAGCTGCAAGTCAGCTCGGTAATATTGCTGGTGGTCTAGGCAGTCTAGCTGGGCAACAAGCTACAGCAGGTCAAAACCTTGCTAATCAGTTTGCTAATTACGGACAAGCTGGTGGTCTAGCTTTACAAAATTTAGGTGCAACAGAAGCTGGTCTCGGTAGTATGCGTGGTCAAGCATTAGGTAATCTAGGTTCTAATGTAGCTAACTTAACAGGTCAGCGTGTAGGGTTAGGACAAAACATTGCAGGCAGTTTAGGTAATCTAGGTTTACAACAAGCAAATCTAATGCGATCAACAGGACAAGGTATAGGACAACTAGGTAATAATCTAGGTGCACTACAACGCCAAGACATTGGACTCCTAGGCTCTGTCGGTGGTGCTAACCGTAACATGAACCAAGCAATTAACGATTTAGGTTATCAAAACTTCGTAGGTCAGTATAATTTACCAAGTCAACTATTAGGTCAATACTCTGGTATTGCTCAAGGTATTGCACCTTTAGGTGGAGCACAAGGTATTCAAACAACAAGTCGTCCTGGAATAGATTACTTTAGTTCAGCGTTAGGTAATTTTACAAATGCATTAGGTAATACATATATGGGGAGTGGGTAATGGCTATTGATCCGAGAATGTTAGAAGAAGCTCTGCGTATGAATGATGAAAAAGAAAGAAACAAAATGCTTTCACAGTCAGGAAGAGCTCCAGGTGGTGGTGGTGTTTTGGATATGTTAACCCCTAACTTTAATCAAGTACAGTTTGCTGAAGCAGGAGCATTACCACCGTTAGATTTAAATCTAAACTTTGACCCACAAGAATATCTAAATGTTTCTAGTTCAACACCTTTTGCGTTAAAAGACGGTATAGAAAGAGAGATAGAATCTATTCTTACAAACGCAGACGCTGGTGACGAAGAAGATGGACTAAGAGCTATAGCTGCATTAGGTTTAGATGGAGCAGATGCAAGTCCTGAAGAAAAATCACAAGGGTACAAAGAGTTTTCTGATTTAGTACAAGAAGGTGGTATAGGTGCAGTAGAAGAATTCGTAAGATCTATTTACGCTCCTGACGACAACGAAGAAGCAATCCCAGAATGGGCACTTCCTGCCTCTGTATTCGGTACATTCCTTATGAATGAACCTGGAGACTGGAAACAAGCAGTACTACAAGCTAGAGGCAAAACTGCTGCTGCTATGTTACAGAAACGAACAGTAGATAAAACTGCAAAAGATAAACTAGATCTAGACATAAGGAAAAAAGCATTAGATCTATACACTGCAAGCAAAGCTGGTGATAAACCAACAGCAACTAGCCTCGTAGGTCTCGTAGGTAAAGTGACTCCTGAATCTTTAGCTAAGTATGAAATATCTGGTAAATTAGGTGATTTAGTTTTAATTAAAGATACAAAAGATGTTGGTGATTTATTAAAAGACTTTACAGCTGCATCTGTAGCTAAGTTCCAACAATCTGGTGATTATAACGATCTCGTCGGAGGTAGACTACCAGACAGTGGAAACAAAGGTGACACAACTAAAGATCTGATAGAACTGTTAGGCTCGTACACGGCAGAAAGTGTAGATGCTTATGCGGTTTCCAAAAAATTTAGTGATTTAGTGCCAAAAGATCCATACGCAATGGATTATCCAGATGTAAGTGCAACAGATGCAGTAAATCAGCAAGCTGTAACTAAGATGACTCAAGATACATTTATAAATGGTTTACTTGACAAAGATGATGCAACTAAATTAGCACAGTTAAGAAAATATAGAATGCTGTATATGCAAACTATAGACACAGCATCGGAAAGAACTGAAGGTGAAACAGTTAGAGAAAGATTACCTTTTGGTGAATTGACTCCTTCTCAGTTTGCTTTAAGTATAGGTTTAGACATAGAAGATCCCAAAATAAATGCAATTGTTTCTATCCCTGAGGTAAAACTACCTAAGGCAAGTCAAGAAGATTTACTACAAGCTAATGCATTGTATAGGTTAGAACAACAATGGTCTGTTTTAGGAAAAATTCTAGAAGTTGCACCTGAAAACATTACAGGTATCAAAGGTGAATGGTGGAAATCAACTCCTGCTAAAATTTTAGCAGATGTAATCCCAGGAATAGAAATACCATCAGAGGCGACGATGGCTAATTTTTACACTAATCTAGCAGAAGTAGATCTTATTGAAGAAATACTTAAAGAATCTAGATTTAGTGATGAAGACAGAAAATTAGTTAGAGAAGTTATCTCTGGTAAACCTTTTAAAAACAAACAAGATTTCTTACTTCGTTGGGAAAATGTTCAGAAAAAAATACAAGATGGTATTCAAGGTATAGAGTTTAAGCTTGAAGGTCGACGAGTACCAGAAAATTTTAGAACTAATTCTTCTATGAGTACAGATGATTTAGCTGGTAGAAGAGCAAATCTGCTTAAAATAGTGCAGGGTGATGGCTGATCCAAATCAAAACAGAGTTATTGACGATGTTCTGTTTCAGGCTTTCCAAAATGCAAATGCATTAGAACAAAAAAATTTCATAGATAGTTTAAACGAAGAAGAACTTTCAGAACTAGAGTTTTTAGTCACAGGTAAAAGTAGTGGACCAATAGATTATGCATCTCGTGCCGATTATCCTATTGGACCAGACGGTCTACCTATATATGACGCACCAATAGCAGGCAGTGCTCAAAAAGACATAGCTATGGAACTTTTCTCAGGTTTGCGGGAAGAGAGTTTTGACTATGGTGGTTTACCTAACAGTAAATTACGCAGAGGTCTGAGTTTTATGGATACTGCTGGAGAAAAAGAAGCCTATCTTACAGATAAAGTTGGACCAGAAGGTGTTGGTTGGACTACAGATAAATACGGTAGATACGCCATCATGCCTGAGTTTCGTGAGCAACTAGGGGGAACTCCTGGAGATAAACCTCTTACTATAGACAATCCAGGAACATATGACAAAGGCGATATTTCAGACTTAGCTGGTAGTGCACCTGAAATAACAGCTACTCTGTTAGCGAGTATTGCATCTAGACAGTTAGGTTTAATTCCTGCTACATTAGCTAGTGCAGGTGCAGCAGGTACTGCTAAAACATTAGAAGAGTTAGCTGAATCTGGTTTAGGTATGCAACAACAATCTGTCGGTGAGATAGCTGCAGATGTAAGGAATGAAGCTTTACTAGGTGGTGCAGCAGAACTAGGTGGTCGAGCGTTAGTTGGTACAGGTAAAGCGTTCTTTTCTCCTGCTGAGAAACGCATCCCAACTGGAGAGCGAGGATTATTTAATTTAAAAACCTATACATATGCACCTAGAGTAGATGCAGCTTCTGGACCAGGAGTTAGAGAAACCTACGATTTAGTCAGGGAATTAGTTGAAGAAGGAGCAGTTCCTGATGTAGCTAAATCTGCAGGTAGACCAATTTTAGGTAGATTCTCTGGTTTGGTAGAAACTATATTCGGTTATAATCAACAGAAAAATGTTACGAATGTTAAGTATCTAGCAGACAAGGTAAACGGATTTCTAAAAGAAGTTGACGCTGAACCGTTTGACCCTTTCATGAGTAAAGTTTTTCCTAAACTTGGTGAAGAAGAGTTAGGTGCATTAATACAACTACAAAGAGAAAAATCTAAATCAGCAATTGAGTTAGCTGTAGACACATCATTAGAAACTCTAAAAGGTGCAATTAAAGCAGAGTCAGACGCAGTAGTAGGTAGAGTAGGTATAGGGGAAGTACCTGAAAATGTAGGAACTAATTTATCAGGTTCTGTAAATAAAGCGTATGCTGAGTTTCAAGATTCAGTAGCTTTGTTGTATAACGAAGCCGACCAGTTATTAGGTAATAAAGCTATAGTCCCAACTTCAGCACTTAAACGAGAGGCTCAGAATATTTTAGACAGGTTGCCTAAAAAAGCTGACGGTGAACCAATGGCTGGTGTAAGTGAAATAACTATACAGATGCTAAAGGATATAATTGAGATGCCTAGCAATATAACTTCAACACATATGCAAGCACTTAGAACAATGTTTGGTGATGCAGCATACTCAGATGAAATGTTAAAAGGTTTTGGTACAAAACAATTTAATATGTTAAAATCTGCAGCTAACGAAGGTTTTGATTTAGCTGTAAACAACGGTGTAAAAGGTGTGCGTTATATAGACAAAAACGGTAACACAGTAATTAGAGAAAAAACTCTAACACCTAAAGAACTAGAAAACACAAAAGCAGGTCTCTTAAAACTAAAAGAAGCAACTTCTTCTTACGCTGATGGAATCGCACTGTTCGACAACCGTTTAATTAAAAAACTTACAAGAGCTGATGGTGTAGATCCAGATCTTTTAATCAACCAAGTCGTTGTTAGAAACTCTCCAGGCAAAGTTAATCAATTTATAAAAGCTACCGACGACCCAGAAGCTGCAAGAAAAATGTTACAGAGTGGACATTTTGACTCTATGTTAGCTAACGCAACAGATATAGAAGGTAATTTCTCTGTAGGTTCTGTATTAAAACAAATAAAACAACTAGGCACAAGTTTTCCAGCTCTATATGGCAACAGTGCACCAACTATAATAAGATCGTTAGAACAACTAAACGCTGCTCAAAAATTTATACCTAAAGAAGATGTCGTTAGGATACGAACTTCTCTACTCGATTCACTAGATTCTGGTAAAACTGGAGAGTTCACTAATCTAGTAAAAGATTATGTAAAAACTGTTGACGACCAGTTTAAGTTTTTAGATGCTAATTTCCAGAAACAAATAGGTACTCTGTCACCTGAAGAAGTCATACCTTGGCTTACTACTAAAGCTAAGTCACAAGATATAACAGCATTTATAAATTACTATAGTAAAGAGGCTCCTGAAATCGTTGATGGTTTTAAACAAAAGTTTATGGTTAATCTGTTAGACAATGTTTACGATACAACTAAAATAGACCCAGTTGGTGTAATACTTAACGGTAATAACTTATTGAAATTTATACAAAAAGAAGGAATGCCTGCTAGAATAAATGCAGCATTCGGTTCTGAAACAGCACAAGCTCTAGAAAGATTTGCAGAAAAAGCTAGTTTCTTAACAACAGGTAGTGGTTCTTTTTCAGGTGGTTTAGTAGCTGCTCAGATAGCACTTAATCCACTACAGAATGTTGCTACTTTAGTTAAACTAAATATACTGGGTAAAGTCTTAGCTTCTCCTACAGGCTTACGATACCTTACAACAATGATAGAAAACCCTAGTGTACGAACAACAGGTTATGCTGCTGGTCAACTTGGTGCTGATATTATAGCACAAATCTCAGCAAATGATCCTACGATTGATCCTGACAGGCTAGAAAAAATGACACTAGAACTTGAGAATGCCCTTTTAGGTTTTAGCGATGAACAATATAATAATTATGAAGACGAGGAAAGTGAATAATGGCTAGATTAAATTATGGAACAGGTACAGGGATACAAACTCTTATGAATACCTATAGTCCACCAACTAATATCGATCAACAAGCAGCAGATCAAGTTATGAGAGCAGGGCAAACTAATGTTGCTGCACAAAATTTAGCCAACCAACAAGCAGCAACTTATGCTAACATGTTTCCACCTAGAATGACAACTGAAGATACAAGTGATGTTGGTACAGGTGGTGATGATGCGACTAGTGGAACAGACACAAGTGGAACTGGTGGAACAACAAGTACAGACGGTGGTGCATTTGTTAGTGTAGGTGGTACAACTAATACAGGTTTAACTACACAAGATTTAATTAACGATTATTTACAAAGTCAAGGTCTTAACATGAACAACCTCAACCCTGCTATAGACTATTACAACATTGGTAACATAGGATTTAACCCATTAGAAAACAACAATTTTTATAACCCGATGAACAGCACTATTGATTTTTCATCACTACCTATAGTTACAGACCCAAACGCTCCTCAAGGTTTTGTTCCTGTAGGTATAGCAACACTAGGTAAATAATTATGGCACTAACTAAAAAACAAGAAGAACTTATGAAGAAACACAAAAAACATCACACAGCTCAACATATGACAATGATGCGAAGTGAGATGAATAAAGGTAAAACATTTACACAAGCTCATAAAAAAGCTATGGAAAAGGTAGGTAAATAATGGCAGAATTCCAAGGTAAAACTGTAACACTTAACACACCTAGAGGCATTCGTAAAGGTGAACCTGGATATGGCAAGAAACGAAAAGTAGTTTTTGTTAAAGGTTGTAGTAGTGAAGGCAGTCGTGTTAAAAGAATTACTTTTGGTGACAAAAAATTAGGTAAACACCCTAACGACAAAAGCAGAAAGAAAAGTTATTGTGCTAGAAGTGGTGGTATAAGTGGTTCAACAGATAGATGTAGTGCTAACTATTGGGCACGAAGAGATTGGAATTGTTAAATAACTCCTTTACTTTTACAAATAAATAAACGAGAATAGATATTATGGATAGAAGAGAAGCAAAAGAAATGTATGGTCAAGTCTTACAGCAGATACAAGCTGGTGACCCCATGGCTGCATACTCAATCTTTGAGCAAATGCCTTTCCCAGATCAGATGGCTATGTTTATGACTCCAGGAGTTGGGGATGCTATAGCTGCAGTTGAAGCTAATGTGTTTAACGAACGCTCAAAAGAAAACTTCGCACAAGGTAATGTTGGTCGAGGTCTGATGGATGCTGGTATAGGTGGTCTTGCTATGGCTTCTACTATTCCATTTGTAGGTAAAGCTGCTGAACTCGGAAGTATGGGTGTCAGAGGTTTGCGTAATCTAAGAAGTAGAATGGGCGACGGTATGTCAGGTGGAGGTGGAGGTGGATCAAAAATCGACGAGCTAAACTCAAGGAAACAAGAGCTTATAAAAGATCACGAAGCTATGACAGAAAGAATGCCAAAAGATGAAGCTCGTAAATATTATCCCAACGATGAAATAAATGCAATAGATGAAGAGATATCTAGTCTTATGAGTACAAGCAGAGGTGGAGGACAAACATTCAAATTAAAACTTGCAGAAAAAGAAAATATTGAGAATATGGATGTAGAAGAACTTAATAGTTTTATCGCTAAAAACGATGAAAGACTTATGGATTTCACTGACGAAATAGGAAGAGGAAACAAATTAGACCCAAGTTCAGAAGCACTTATGAAAGCACTAGAAAATAGAAACAGGATTGCTCTTAATGCAAAAGCAACTAAATTGTATGATCCTGATTTTAATCCATCAGGTTTTGATCCAGATTTTCCAGCTGATAGACAAGGGATTGCCAAACAAGCTGAATTTGTAGACGATCCTATGAAACCTGGAAGTACAGCTGATTTAGAAAGACAAAGAATGTCTAGGTTAACAGAAAGTGAACGAACTAACATACCTAAAGTTCAAGAGATGATTCAGAAAGAAAGAAATTTAGTCGCAGCAAGTAATAAAGAACAAATCGCTAATCGAATTAGAAGAGAACTTGAACTAGAAGGTGGCGATATGGCACCTGCTACTAGAAAAAGACTCGAGTCTAAACTAAACACACTTATGCGAGAAATAGCCACCCTTCGAGGTGGTGGTACATGAAAGGGTAAAGAAGCTCCTTCTGAAAAACTAACATTATACCACGGTTCAGGAAAAGACTTTGATAAGTTTGATCTGAGTAAAGCTGGTGAAGGTGATTTAGGTTTTGGTGTATACCTAACACCAGACAAAGATGCCTCGAGTATATACACAAATCTTTCACCTTCTAAAACTAGAAGTATGTACAGTACTAAATATGTAGATGAAGTATTAGAAAGAAGAGGTGGTGACCCTAACCCAACACTTTACAAAACAGAAGTTGAACTTTCGCCTGATCAAATTTATGTAGCTAGTAAATACACAGACCAAACTCCTGTCATACAGTCTAAAATTGACAGTATTATTAACGATTTCGATTTACCACCTATAGATAAAACTAAAACTCGTGGATGGAGAGATCTAATGGATAATTTAGAAGAGGCAGGAAAAGTTCCTGAAGATATATTTTCCGAATATGGTATCAAAGCTATGAAACGAGATCTAACATACAGTAAACTTAGTGGTAAAAATACAGGTAAAGTCTACTATTCTGTTTTTGACGATTCTTTGCTAAATATAGTATCAAAAGACAAAATTTAATCGTGTGTGCGTTCCTTGTTGTGAAATTATTAGGGTATAGTTACCTGTCGGGACTCTGTGGAGCGATGAAAATATGACCTACAACCAGTCTTTCCAGGTATCTTCGCCTAAAACTGTTTGAGCTAGATTTAGTTTACTCCTGAGAGCTTTTACTATTTTCTCATCAACTGTTTCCTTACAAACGATGTCAATATATGTAACTTTATTCGTTTGACCAATCCTATGAGCTCTATCTTCTGATTGTAAGCGTTTCTCTAGATCGTAATTGTTAGAATAGTAAACTACAGTATTGGCAGCAGTCAAAGTAATACCATAACCACCAGTCTGTGTATTGCCTATAAAAAATCTAAGAGGGTTTTCTTTGTCTTGAAACTTTACGATTAACGATTCTCTATCTTCGTCAGAAGTATCGCCGTAATATGTACCTACACTATCGTCACCGTATGCTTTGCGTATTACATCGTAGAGTTTAATTATGTCGTGTCGATAATTTGCCCAGATAATTACTTTCCCATCGGTTTCTTCTAGAATCTGCATCAGTTCATCCAGTCGATTGTTTTTTATATCTGTAATGACACCGTCATCGGTAGAAGCAAACCCACAAGAGATTTGATGCAATCGTATAATTTGTGTAATAACAGAGGAAGCAGAAACTGTACCGATACTGCTTAGTTCCGAGATAGCATAGCGTTGTATCTCTTTGTATATTTTCTTTTGTTCGGGAGAAAGTTCTATCTCTCGTTTGATATAAACTTTGTCAGGTAGATCTAAACAATCTTCTTTGAGTACACGGTAGCTAAACTTTTGCATCAAACCGTTAAGTTCGTCTAAGTTTTGGAAACCTACGACTTGTTTAAAACTCCTGCCACCTGCACTCCTGTCAACTAGCAAGGCATAGCGATTTCTAAATGCATAATAGGAACTAAACCCTAGTAAAGCAGGATCTAGAAACTGGGATTGTGTATACATATCTAATGGAGAGCGTGTAACAGGCGAACCAGTCAAGATTCTACGATAATAACAATATTTACCTACCTTAATAATACTTTTAGTTCGTTTAGCTGTTGGGTTCTTGATCGTTGTACTCTCATCTACTGCCATAAGCGTGTCATGATTAGCTATAAACTGCCATGCAAACTTAGCACCTTTGGCAGTACTAAAGGCTTCTACATTCATCACTAAAAACTTTAACTCACTAGAAGGTTTTAATAAATCTTCTCGTTCTTTCTTAGACTTA